TGAACTTAGTTCAACGTAGTTATCAGAAAACTCTAAATCAAAATGTTGATAAAAACATGCGAAAGCCCAACGAACATTTAAACAAGTATTATTGCTGGCTTTCGATCTGTAACAACCTTCAAAATCAATTGACTCATTCTGGTTGTTTTTAAATATGTTGCTGTCAACAACAACATTGTCAGTGCAAGCAAAGAACACACCCCAGCCTTCAGTATCAAAAGCATTGTCACAAACAACAATATCTTCAGCATTAAAATCTGTGTAGCTCGAAGCAGACCCACCGGCCCAGCGAAGTCCAGAACAAGCATTAGAAGAAGCTGTAAGAGTGTTACCCTGCATTATAGATTTTGAAGTGTACTGAAGACTGAATGCAGCTAAATCAGTAGCGATACTAGCATCCACACTATTGTTGATTATCTTTACATTCTTGTGCTGTCTCGCAGTAGTGTAATCTGATTGGGCTAGGTCTGCGTGTGGAAATGTGAATATTGGCAAACACTCTGAAAATATACAATTATCTATCGTTAGATAGTTGCATGGCGTGTATGTTGTGTCAGCATTGAGCATAACAATTGCGTAGTTGTTTCTGTAATTTGAAACGCCATCCGAATTGTCCCATAAGTTCGATCCTGTAAAAGCAAATCGGACATCACGAATAGTTACCCCACTAACACCAACAATCTCAAACATTGTAAGAGGATTTGTTGTTGCTACCTTAATTTGACCCTTCCCAAAAATCACACGATTTCCAGAAGTAATAGAAATTTTAGAAGTGATTAAGTAAACATCATCGTCATGAATGTAAATGTCCCTGCCAGAGTTAAAGCAATTTTGCATTGCTGTGGTGTCATCAGTTGTCCCATCTCCAACAGCACCAAAATCTCTAGGACAAACAAAGTCAGATAGTTTTTGTGTGAATGTTCTTGACGTTGCCCCAGTGTACGGTGCTGTGTAGTTCTCGGAAACTTCTGCTGAAGTGCTACCGTTAATGATGTTACCGTTTGCATCCCATTTTAAATATGAGCCTGAAGACGGTTCTTCAATTTCAGAATTGAGGAAGCTTGTTGTTCTATCAAAAAGTAAAGCTCTATCGGTTAAGGCTTTTACCTGTTGGATCTCCATCGTTAATTTGTCCAAGTTCTGTTCCAAAGTTTCAGCAGGGAATCTTCCGAAAGGTTCATAATCGGTAGACTGTGTGTACTCTGCATTCCTTTCAATTGTTATTTTCTCGCCACTGACCAAAGTTCCAATTGTATTTAAAGTTCCACCAGATAAGTCTCCAGCCCCGGAAAGATTATAGTCAGTACCAAGAATTAAGGTAGTCTCAACATTTGGATTTACATTTGTATCCAACTTTGAGACAAGAATGTCTGAGTTACTAATGAAGTAAAACGGGATTGAAAAGCTTGTAGTGCTTCCGTTTCCGTTGTAACTGACTCTGTATGTGCTGTTTGATACTGTCATTTTTTTCTTCCTCTTTTTAAGTACCCAAATGATACATAAAATCACCGATAAAAGTATAATGGATCGACTAACCAATCTTGCCCTTTTTCCTTCATCATCCTGTTTCTGATTCTTTCAAAATATCCAGGGCTTGCCATGTCTTGTAGCTTATGTACTGCTAAATGATTAAGAACTGGACGAACATACATAAGGTTCATCATAGCAGCGGATAACGCTCCAGCAGTTGCACCCTTCGCACCGCCAAAGGCAGAGCCTATACCTGCTCCAATGAATGCGCTAGAACCTAAAGAGAATCTAAGAAAGTCGGCTGCATCTGCTTCCCCTGCTCTAGCCTTTTGAAACAGTTCAACACCTGATCCTATCTTTCCGATTGATGGCCCTGCTATTGTTGAAGCGAAACCACCACCAAAACGGTTGTACTCCCCAAAGATAAAATCACCGAATATTCCAAGCCCTCCACCTTTGACAGCTCCAGCAAGTAGAACCTTTCCAGGGAACTTTTCCATATCCACAGGCTCTTTTCCTTTTGAGATTTCTTTGAGTTGGTAAGAAGCAACGCCAAACAAACTAGCAAGTGCGAAAGTTTCAACCATCAAGCCACGCTGCCCCCTGTCTAGGTTTCTTCTGTACACTTGATTGAAGATTGCGCTTGAATAGGTCTTGAACTGCATCAATGAAGCCGTCAATTCTCTACCCCAATCACCACGCCTACCAGCTAAAAACTTTGATCGTGTTCTTGCGTCTGGCTCAATTGCAGCGGTGTAAACTCTATCAAGTAAAACTTCTCGGAATTTTTCACCCACTTCAAAAGCTTCTGCTTCAAGTTTAGTCACTGAAAGCATGTCACCCATTTCAGTAGATTCAATTCCCTTTTGTCTTGCAATGTCCCAATCAGCAGAATCAATTCCATACTCTTTCAAAAGGTTTTTAAAGTTAGAATCAAGTTGGTCAAATCTCTTTCCAGACTGCCTTGCAAACTCACGAGTAAAAGCCAATCCATATGCAACCCTTTGAGCATCCGTCCAGTTCTGCATAAGGTTGTATTTAAAATAAGTGTTCATTGCCTTGGTCATAACCCCAGGCTCGTCGGCTTCATATTTCGCCAAAACTCTACCAGTCAGAGCCTCAGAGACTATACCTAAGTCTTCTGCAATCTCTCTCATCTTTCCGCCTCGAAACATATTGAGGATTCCACTGATACCCGTCCAATAAGACTGCACAAAGTTCATCCCAAAGCTTGAACGTGCTTCACTAGCAGCTACTGGAATATCACCTAGCTGTGAAAGAACAACAGAGCCAAAGCTAGAAAGGGTTGTAAGGTTTCTAATGATCGATCCAGCTTGAGCAACAACATGGTCCACTGGGATATTGTCAGTTCCATCTAAGAAGTTAAGAATCTGAAATACCCTCCCCTCTGCTCTTTCAATAGGTGAAAGGCTGTCGATTGTTTTGCCATAAATCACTGGGCTTTCATTGGCTAGTTCAATCCTCTTTTGCTTCGCCATCATTGCAAGATTATGTCTATGAGAAGGCCCAAGGATGGACATAGTTCCAATGCTTCGCCCCATTCTATCAAGTTCACCGAAGATAGCTTGCTGTACGTTGTCTGCTATCCCGTATTCACTCATAGCCTTGTAAGCAAATTCTTCGCTCTTCCAGTGAATCTTTCTTGAGTGCGATAGTTTCTTTCCAACACCAGGCAAAACAAAAAGAGCTGGCATTGCGTCAGCGTCTTTGTGGTGGATACCTGAAGCAATATTTCTGACTGTCTGATCTACAATGTCGCTAATCTCTTCGGGGTTTAATTGCCTGTCAAAAGACCTTTCAAAGTCCCAGCCTTCAAGGAGCAATGCTCTAAACGCTTCAATGTTCTTTCGAACTCTATCCATGTCATAAGTCTGACCAACAACACGACCATCTAACTTGTTTATCCATGCGCCTTTTTCATTTGCTCTTGTTCTTGAAAACTCTTGAAGTTCTGCAACCTTGTCGGCGATCATAATTAGTTCATCGGAAAATTCTCCTGGCTGAACTTCTAAGCCGTTGGCCCTTCTCCACATTACACTGAACAAATCTTTGGATATTGTCTTGTCATCAAACAAGTCCATCAGTTCATTCTTGCGAAGATATGTAACGAGACTTCCTAAAATCCTGCCTGACTCACTTCTTTGTGATGATTTAACGCTAACCATTCCACCAAAGACATTATTGCCTTCTAAGTCTTTCTTGTAGCTTCCTGTCAGAAGTGAAACAAAGGCTTCATAAATATCTTCAATTGGGTATTGGTCTATTCTGTTTTTACCTTCAAGCCTGTACTTGAGATTGAATAATTCTCCACGCTTTTTGATTAGTGCAGTAGTTCTGATTCCTTCTGCAAGTTCATCAAGAGATTCATTGATAATATCAGCAGGGTTTATAGTTGAATCTTTGTTTCTCGCAAACTCTAATCTTTGATCCAAGAAGTTGAAAACCTCGTCAATGTCTACAGCTTTGAGAGTTCTGAATTCATCAAGTAGTTTTGTTCTAACCATTCCACGATTAAAAGGGTCTTCCTTGATCGCTCTTACTGCATCAGAAAAGTCTAGTTCTGTTTTAATGTCCTCTTCAATCTGAGCAATCTTTTCTTGAACACCTTCAGGAGTTGACAAGTCTGGTTCAGGAATCTCGTCTTCTGCTTCTGTTGCCATTCTTAGGATTTCAGGCTCGACCTCTTTAGTTTCTGGAAGTTCGGGTAGTTCTCTTCTACGTACTTCTCCAACTCCCAATCCATCAGTGATTCGTCTTGCTCCTGTTGTGCGCTCGTTGGTAGATAGTTTTTGGTCAACTTGCTCGATTGCTTTTCTAATTTCTTCATCACTCGCCCCTAAGTTTCTCGCTATTGATTCCGCTGCGTTTGCATAATCTGGAGCTTCATCATCACTATACCCTTTAACATTTGAGTCTTTAGCTTTTGAGCTATCATATAATCTTTTTTCAGGATACCACAGTAAAGCCTGGAGATCTGACATTGTTAAATCTGGGTAGTCTATTTGTAAATCAGATAAAACTTGGTTAAGAACATTTCTAATTGCATCTCTTTCTCTTACGCCAGCAGGGGCTTCTTTTTGACCGTCCATGTCCTTTACTAAATTATTACCCATCTTTCTCAATTCATCGCCAAGACCTACTCTAAGTTTTCCACCTTTAGCTTTTCCTAAAATATCCTCAAGA